GGCACCCCCGCCGGGATCAACCTGTTCAGCGAGCTGTTCTACCGGGCAGGCTCCCTGCCCGACTGGTATGCGGCGAGGTACACGGTCCACGACACGGACGCCCTCGACGCCGAGGAGGTCGAGCGCCTCCAGCGCGACATGCCCGAGCAGGCATTCGCACGCGAGTACCTCTGCGACTTCAGCGCCGCCGGCGATGACCAGCTCATCAGCCTGTCCGAGGCAGACGCCGCCGCCAGCCGCCGCTACCCGGATGGGGACGTCCTCGAGTTCCCGCTGGTGATCGGCGTCGATCCGGCCCGGTTCGGGGATGACCGCAGCGTGATCGTCCTGCGTCAGGGCCTGCGGATGGAAGACCCGGTCATCCGGCAGGGGATCGACAACATGAACCTCGCGGCCATCGTCGCCAGCATCATCGAGGACCGCGACCCGGACGCCGTGTTCATTGACGCAGGCGCCGGCTCGGGCGTCATCGACCGCCTGCGCCAGCTCGGCTACGAGGTCACCGAGGTGCCATTCGGCGGCAAGGCCACGTTCCCGAACCTGTTCGTCAACAAGCGCACCGAGATGTGGTGGGCCGTCAAGGAATGGCTCGAGAACGGCGGCAGCATCCCGCAGGACACGACCCTCAAGCAGGAACTGTCGACCCCGATGTACTGGTACGACGCGGTCGGCAAGCGCGTCCTCGAGTCGAAGGACGAGATCAAGAAGCGGCTTCAGGGCGGCGGCAGCCCGGACATCGCGGACGCGCTCGCGCTCACCTTCGCCTACCCGGTCGCCAAGATGCTGCCTCGCGAGGTGCGCGAGCGGCTCGACCCGAAACCCAAGGACTACGACCCGTACGCAGAGATCAGTACCCGTAACCGATGATGGGAGGAATACAGTCATGCCCGTAAGGCTCGCGACTGCGGACGATCTCGACGTGATCGCCGCGATGGGACAACGGTTCTTCGCAGGCACCCGCTATGCAGCAGCACTTTCGCCAAGCCACGAGGACATGCGAGCCGCCATCGGCGCTGTCTTCGAGCATGGTCGTGTGTGGGTGGCGGAAGTTGACGGCGTTCCTCGCGGCTTCCTGGCAGCGATTCTCCAGCCCGTCTGGTTCAGCCCCGGCGCCCGCGTCGCCCTCGAGACGTCGTGGTGGATGGACGAAGATGTCCGAGGACGAGTTGAAGGCGTGCGGATGCTGGCAGAATTCGAGCGTTGGGCCAAGGAAGAAGGCGCGAAAGCCATCTGCATGTCGGACATCGTCCTCGAAGGGGAAAGCGCGGCGGAGCGCATCCTGACGAGGCTGGGGTACAGGGTCACCGAACGGACGTTCACGAAAGGACTGTGATGGAAGGACACTCGCTCCGACGCCACCGCGACCTGACCGCCCGCCACGAGCGGCGGTTCATCATCTCGGCCATCGGCAGCGCGCTCGGCGCCATCGGCGCCGGCCTCGGCGCTGCGGCAGGCATCGGAGGCGCGGCAGCAGGCGGATCGGCGCTCGCGACCGGGCTCGCGGCCGCCGGCGCAGCAGCGGCCGCAGCAGGCACGGGCTATGGCATCGCGGCGGGCGAGAGCGGCAAGAAGGCGCAGGCGCAGGCAATGAAGGAGCAGCGCACCGCGCAGGAAGCCACCGCAGCGCAGGCACGCAGCCAGCAGCGTCAGTCGCAGCAGGCCATGGCAGCGGCCACCCGCGCACAGCCCGACGTCGCAGGCATCATGCAGCAGGCGGGCGCCGAGGGCGGCCCGTCCACGACCATGCTCACCGGGCCGATGGGCGTCAACCCGCAAGACCTCCAGCTGGGGCGCCAGACGCTCCTCGGAGGCTGAGTGAGCCAGTACGTCGGCGACGGCCAGAGCTACGAGGACGCGCCCACGCGGGACAAGCTGTTCACCCGCTGGGGCCAGCTCAAGAGCGAGCGTGCGTCCTGGTACGCCCACTGGCAGGAACTGACCTCCTACATCCTGCCGCGCAACGGCCGCTACTTCCGCCAGGACCGCGACAAGGGCTGGCGCCGGCACAACAACATCTACGACAACACCGGGACGCGGGCGCTCCGCACGCTCGGCGCAGGCATGATGTCTGGCGCCACCAGCCCCGCCCGCCAGTGGTTCCGGCTCGCCACCCCGGACCCCGAGCTCAATTCCTTCGACCCGGTCAAGCTGTGGCTCGATGACGTCACCAAGCGCATGCAGCGCGTGTTCCAGAAATCGAACACCTACCGCTCGCTGCACATGATGTACGAGGAGCTCGGCACCTTCGGCACCGCCGCGTCCATCGTGCTCCCGGACTACGAGCAGGTCATCCACCACTACCCGCTCACCTGCGGCGAGTACTGCATCTCGACCGACGCGAAGGGCCGAGTCTGCACGCTCTACCGCGAGTTCGACATGACGGTGTCGCAGATCGTCAAGGAGTTCGGCCTCGAGAACTGCTCCGTCACCGTGCGGAACATGTATTCGAACGGCAGCCTCGACCAGTGGGTGCCCGTGATCCACGCCATCGAGCCGCGTGCAGACCGCGACATGGGCAAGCGCGACTCGCGCAACATGCCCTACGGGTCGTGGTACTTCGAGGTCGGCGGCGAGGACGGCAAGTTCCTGCGCGAGAGCGGGTTCATGCAGTTCCCGGCCGTTGTCCCCCGCTGGGCCGTGGTCGGCGGCGACATCTACGGCCACAGCCCCGGCATGGAGGCGCTCGGCGACGTCAAGCAGCTCCAGCACGAGCAGCTCCGCAAGGCGCAGGCCATCGACTACCAGACGAAGCCGCCCCTCCAGGTGCCTGCGTCGATGAAGAACCGCGACATCGAGATGCTCCCGGGCGGGATCTCCTACTACGACGGCGCGGCCAACAACGGGATCAAGACCGCGTTCGAGGTGAACCTCAACCTCCAGTACCTCCTGAACGACATCATGGACTGCCGCGAGCGCGTGCGGGGCGCGTTCTACGCGGACCTGTTCCTGATGCTCGCCAACGCCGGCCCGAACACGCGGATGACCGCAACCGAGGTCGCGGAGCGCCACGAAGAGAAGCTCATCATGCTCGGCCCCGTGCTCGAGCGCCTGCACAACGAGCTGCTCGCCCCGCTCGTCGACACGACCTTTACCCGCATGGTGCAGGCCGGGATCGTCCCGCCTGCGCCGCAGGAATTGCAGGGAATGGACCTGAACATCGAGTTCGTGTCCATGCTGGCGCAGGCGCAGCGCGCCATCGGAACGAACGCCGTCGACCGCTTCGTCGGGAACCTCGGCGCCATCGCGCAGATGAAGCCCGACATCCTCGACAAGTTCGACCAGGACGAGTGGGCCGACGTGTATGCCGACATGCTCGGCATCGACCCGGCCCTCATCATCGCGGACAAGGACGTCGCGCTCATCCGCCAGGCGCGGGCGCAGGCGATGGCCGCGAAGGAGCAGGCGGCCGTCATGCAGCAGCAGTCGCAGACGGTCAAGAACATGGCGCAGTCGCCGACAGGCGGCGACAACGCCCTCACCGACATCACGAACATGTTCTCGGGGTATGGCTCCCCGAGCGCACTGGAGGTCTGAACATGGGCTTCCTGAAGCAGGGGTTCCCGTGGATCTACGACAACGCATCGGGAGACATCGTCGGGGTGAAGGACCCTGACGGCAGCGAGACGTACTTCTCGAGGGCGCCGTACATCGGGTCGTTCTACGACGTCTCGAACCAGCCGGCATCCGCCAACACCGAGACGCTGATGGAGTGCGACAGCGTGGACATCTCACGCGGCGTCGTGATGGTCGACAACACGAAGATCACCGCCGGCCGCACGGCGACCTACAACATCGCGTTCAGCGCCCAGTTCACGAACTCCGGCAACGACGAGCGCGAGATCAGCATCTGGCTCGCCAAGCAGGGCGCCGCGCTCGCCAACTCCAACACGCTTGTCACCATCCCGAAGAAGCATGCCGGCGGCAATTCGTTCCTCGTCGCGGCGTGGAACTTCTTCGTGGACCTCGACCAGGGCCAGTACGCGCAGATCTACTGGTCGGTCAACGGGACCGGGGTGTCGATGGCCTACACCGGGACGCAGACCACGCCGACCCGCCCGGCCACGCCGTCCTTGATCATCACCGTGAACGAGGTCTATGGTCAGTACCCGTAAGCAACCAACGCGGGACTACATTCGCCGATGAGCACGAATTACGACCCCCTCGACCTGCGCGGGCAGGAGCGCGACCGAGCCGACAAGGAGCTCAGGGAGCGCCTGGACAGGCAGAACGAGGAGGCCGACATGAAGTGGCTCATGTCGCAGAAGCGCGGCAGGCGCATGGCCTGGCGCTTCCTCGACAGCGCAGGCGTGTTCCGAACCACCTTCGCGGCCAATGCGATGCAGATGGCCTTCGCGGAAGGGAACCGGAACGCGGGACTGAGGCTCCTCGGCCTCATCCACGCCGCGTGCCCCGAGCAGTACCACGTGATGATGAAGGAACACCAGGATGACGCAAGCAACGATGACGGAAACGGCCGCAACCCCAACTGAAGCCGCTTCCCCATCGACGGCCCCGGAAAGCGTGGCGGCGACGGCCGACAAGCTCTACGGGAACACGCAGAAGGCTCCCGCGACCCAGGACCGGCAAGCCGCCGACGCGGCCCCTGCCGGAAAGGAACCCGCGCCGGCCGACGCACAGGCGACCGAGGCCCCCCAGGCCGAGGCACCCAAGGCGCCGGAAGCCTACGAGTTCAAGGTGCCCGAGGGTCGAGCGTTCGACGCCGAGGTGATCACCGCGTACTCGCAGGTGGCGAAGGAACTGAACCTGTCGCAGGACGCCGCGCAGCGCCTCCTTGACGCGGTCGGCCCCAAGATGGTCGAACGTCAGACGGCGCAGATCGAGGCCATCCGCAACGGCTGGGCCGACAGCTCCAAGTCCGACCGAGAGTTCGGCGGCGAGAAGCTGTCGGAGAACCTGGGCGTTGCAAAGAAGGCGCTCGATGCGTTCGGCACCACCGAACTCCGCACGCTGCTGAACGAAACCGGACTCGGAAACCACCCGGAGCTCATCCGGTTCATGTTCCGTGCCGGCAAGGCGATCAGCGAGGACCGCATGGTCACGGGCGCGGCCACGCAGGCCAAGGCCGGACCGCGCAGCTTCGCCGACCTCGCCGAGGCTCTTTACTCAAACACCTAACCCAACAAGGGAACCACAGCAATGGCAACTCTCTCCACTTCCAACCTGACCCTCGCGGACTGGGCCAAGCGCACCGATCCCGAGGGCAACGTGCCCATCATCGCCGAACTCCTGTCGCAGTCGAACGAGATCCTCGAGGACTGCGTCTTCAAGGAGGGCAACCTCCCGACTGGCGAGCGCGTCGTGATCCGCACCGGCCTGCCCCAGGTCTACTGGCGCGCCCTCAACCAGGGCATCCCGAACAGCAAGTCGACGACCGCCCAGGTCGACGAGGCCTGCGGCATCCTTGAGGCCCGCAGCGAGGTCGACAAGGACCTCGCCATGCTGAACGGCAACACCGCGCAGTTCCGGCTGTCTGAGGACACCGCCTTCCTCGAGGCGATGAACCAGACGATGGCGAGCACGATGTTCTACGGCAACCCGGCGACCGACCCGAAGCAGTTCCTCGGGCTGGCCCCGCGCTACTCGGCGCTGACGGGTTCCAACAACAGCGTCAACATCCTCAACGGCCTCGCCGGCGGCGGCTCGTACTCGGCCACCGCGAACACCTCGGTGTACCTGGTGGTCTGGGGCGACAACACCGTCTACTGCCCCTTCCCCAAGGGCTCGACGGCCGGCCTCATGCACGAGGACCTCGGCGAGCAGACCGTCTACAACTCGGACGGCACGCGGCTCCAGGCGTACTCCACGCGCTACCAGTGGAAGAACGGCCTGGTCGTGAAGGACTGGCGCTACGTCGTGCGCATCTGCAACATCAACACGACCGACCTGCTCGCGCAGTCGAACGGCCAGGCGACCACCTCGGCCAGCAACCTCATCCGCCTCATGGCGCGTGGCCTGTACCGCATCCCGAACATGGCGATGGGCCGTGCCGCGTTCTACATGAACCGGACCGTGCACAGCGGCCTGTCGATCATGGCGCTCGACAAGAGCCAGGCGGTCGTGAAGGTCAACGAGGGCCTGTCGCAGTTCGGCACGCCGTACAGCTGGCTGTCGTTCCTCGGCGTCCCCTGCCGTCGCGTCGATTCCATCCTCAACACCGAAGCACAGGTCAGCTGACCCGCACACTCCTGAAGGGAGACACTCACAATGATTACTGACGTCCTTCTCACCGTGTCCGGGTCCAACACCCCCGGCTCGGCCATCTCGGGCCAGGCCATCACGGCCGACGCCTACAGCACCGACACCATCGACCTCGGCACCGCTCGCGACATCGGCGAGGGCCGCCAGCTCTACATGGTGTTCACCGTCGTGACCACGTTCAACACGCTCACCAGCCTCGACCTCGAGGTGGTTTCGTCGGCGAACGCGAACCTCTCGTCCCACACCGTCCTCGCGGAGACGAACGTCCTGCTCGCCGGCCTGACCGCCGGGAAGCAGTACGTGGTCGCCATCCCGCCGCAGATCGCAAGCCTCGGCCTGCGCTACCTCGGCGCCCGCTACGACGTCAACGGCACTGCACCGACCACGGGAAGCATCCTGGCTCAGATCGTCATGGACATCCAGGACGGCCAGAAGTTCTACGCCAGCGGCTTCACGGTCGCCTGATAGGAGCATCACATGGCGATGGTCAAGGCATTGGTCGACTGCTTCGTGGACAACGGGCTTCGGAAGGCGGGCGAGGAGTTCCGCTACTCCGGCCCTGCTCTCCCCGACGTGATCGAGTTCATGGACGGCGGCCCCGTCCTCGACGCAGCCGAGCCGGAGCGCAAGCTGCGCCCCGGACGGAAGCCCAAGGCCGAAGCCACGCCGAACTGATGCGTGCCTGAGTTCGCGAACAAGGGAGGGGGGCCGTCCACGCCGGCCCCCCTCCTGTCACGAAGGGAGCGAGAATGCCATCCGTCGTAGACATCTGCAACCTCGCGCTCGCATACCTGGGGGACGATGCCACAGTCGCCAGTATCGACCCGCCGGAGGGCTCCGCGCAGGCAGAGCACTGCCAGCGGTTCTACCCCATCGCACGCGACACGCTGCTCCAGATGCACGCATGGAACTTCGCCTCGCGGCGCGTCAGCCTCGCGCAGGTGACGATGCCATACACGATGTGGAAGTACGCATACGCCTGCCCGGGCGACATGATGACCGCCGTGGCGGTGCTGCCCCCGCAGGCAGAGAACGATTACGCGGTGCGCGCCTACCCGGCCGACCGCTACGGATGGGGCTGGATCAACACCCCGTTCGTCGCCGGCGGAACCTACGTCCCGCAGGAGTACCAGATCGAGACGGACACGGCCGGGAACAAGGTGATCTACACCAACCAGGAGAACGCGCTCCTGCGCTACCAGGCGCTCGTCACCGACCCGACCAAGTTCGACCCGCTGTTCTCCAACGCGCTCGCGTGGCACCTCGCGTCGATGCTCGCAGGCCCGGTCGTGAAGGGCGCCGAGGGCGCCGCAGAGGGCCGCAAGTGCATGCAGATGGCGCTTGGATACATCCAGCAGGCGAAGGCGTCAGACGCCAGCCAGCGCGACGTGAAGCCCGAGCACATCACGCCCTGGATCTCTGGACGCTGACCGATGGCACAGACCCGCGTCTACCACCGCTCATTCGGAGGAGGCGAGATCAGCCCGGAGATGTTCGGGCGCATCGATGACGTCCGCTTCCAGACGGGCGCGGCCACGATGCGGAACTTCATCGCCTTGCCGCAGGGCGCCGTCGAGAACCGCCCCGGCACGCAGTTCGTGCGCGAGGTCAAGGACTCGTCCAAGAAGACCAGGCTGCTGCCGTTCACGTTCAGCACCACGCAGACGATGGTGCTCGAGCTCGGCGCGGGCTACTTCCGCTTCCACACGCAGGGCGCCACGCTCGGCCCCGGCACGCCTGCCGCCTACAACGGGGCCACGGCCTATGCGGTCGGCGCGCTCGTCTCCTCGGGCGGCGTGAACTACTACTGCATCGCGGCGACCACGGGCAACGCACCGCCGAACGCCACGTACTGGTACGCGCTCCCGGCGGGGATCTACGAGATCCCGAATCCCTACGCCGAGGCCGACCTGTTCGACATCCACTACGTGCAGTCGGCGGACGTGCTGACGCTCGTCCACCCCAACTACGCGCCCCGCGAGCTGCGCCGGCTGGGTGCGACCACGTGGGTGCTGTCCACGATCTCGTTCGTGCCGACCGTCAGCACCCCGACATCGGTCGCGGTGACTGCCAACCGTGGGCAGGCGCTCAACATCACGGCATTCACGCAGGCGAACCCGGGCGTCATCACGACCATCGGCAACCACGGCCTCGCGGTCGATGACCCGGTCTACGTGGACGGCGGCACGATGACCCAGGTGCGCGGGTTCTACACCGTGAACTCGACGCCCGCCGTGAACACGCTGTCGCTGCGCGCATACGACAGCGGCGTCCCGGTGAACACGACCTCGTTCACGGCGTGGTCGGGCGGCGGATTCGTGCAGTTCGGCGCGAAGACCATCGACTCGGACTCGTACTACGTGGTGACGGCCTTCGCTGACAACGGGATCGACGAGAGCGCACCGAGCGCGGCGGTGAGCGTCACGAACAACCTGAACGCGCCAGGATCGAGCAACACGGTCACGTGGGCGGCGTCTGCTGGCGCGGCGCTCTACAACGTCTACAAGCGCCAGAGCGGCCTGTACGGGTACATCGGGCAGACGCAGTCGCTGTCGTTCACGGACAACAACATCGCCCCGAACCTCGGGATCACGCCGCCCATCGCGGACACGACGTTCGTCCCGGGCGCGATCCTTTCGGTCCCGGTCACAAACGGCGGCTCGGGCTACGGATCGACGGTGGTGAGCGGCGGTTCGTTTCAGACGGTGGCGGTCATCGCCGGCGGCACGGACTACGACAGCGGCGAATCGGTGACCGTGGCCGACCCGACCGGGAGCGGCGCCACGTTCACCGTGACCGAGTCGGCGGGCGTCATCACGGCGGTGGCCGTCACGGCCGGCGGAAGCCTGTACAGCGACCCGACCTTCTCGGTAGGCGGTGCGGATACCAGCGCCTTCCCCGCCCCAATTGTGGTCGGCAGCGGCGCACGGCTCCTGCCGACGCTCACGCCGCTGGTCTATGGCAGCGTCACCATCGGCGTCACCGACACCACGGGGACCGGGGCCGTGCTCGAGCCCATCGTCCAGGGCGGCGTCATTACCGCCATCCGGGTCGTGAACGGCGGGCGCAACTACACCAGCCCGACCATCACCGTCACCTCGGCGGCAGGCGGGTCGAGCGCCACGTTCGGTGCGGCGGTCCTGTCGGCGGTCCAGTTCCCCGGCGCGGTCAGCTACTTCGAGCAGCGCCGCGTCTTCGCCGGGACCACGCTCGCGCCCCAGACGCTCTGGATGACCCGCACGGGCACCGAGAGCGACATGTCCTACCACATCCCGGTGCAGGACACCGACCGCATCTCCTTCACCGTGGCCGCCCGCGAGGCGAACACCATCCGCCACTTGGTGCCGCTCACGCAGCTCCTCGCGCTGACGAGCGCCGCAGAGTGGCGAATCTCCCCGGTCAACAGCGACGTCATCACCCCGACCACGATCTCCGTGCGCCCGCAGGCATACGTCGGGGCCAACAACGTCCAGCCGTCCATCGTCAACAACACGGTGGTCTACTGCTCGGCCCGCGACGGCCACGTGCGCGAGCTCGGCTACTCGTGGCAGGCCAGCGGATTCGTGACGGGCGACCTGAGCCTGCGCGCCACGCACCTGTTCGACAACTTCGACATCTCGGACATGTGCTACAGCAAGGCTCCGCAGCCGCTCCTGTGGTTCATCTCGAGCACGGGCAGGCTGCTGGGCCTCACCTACATCCCCGAGCAGCAGATCGGCGCATGGCACCGCCATGACACGGACGGGTCGTTCGAGTCCTGCACGGCGGTCGCCGAGGGCGTCGAGGACCGCCTGTACGTGGTGGTCAAGCGCACCATTGGCGGCGTGACCAAGCGGTACGTCGAGCGCATGGCGAGCCGGCTGGTCGGCGACATCGAGGACTGCTTCTTCGTGGACAGCGGCCTGAGCTACGACGGCACGAACACGGGCTCGACCACGGTGACGGTGACGGGCGGCTCGACCTGGGGTCCGGCCGACGTCCTGACCGTGACGGCGAGCGCCGCGATCTTCCAGTTCCCGGCGACCACGGACGTGAACGACGCCATCGTCATCACGGCCACGGACGGCACGCAGTACCGCCTGACGATCCTCGGCACGTCGAGCACCACGGTGGCGACCGCCAAGGTGGACAAGGTGATCGCGCCCGCCCTGCGCGGCGTGGCGACCACGCGGTGGTCGTTCGCACGCGACTCCATCTCGGGCCTCGGGCACCTCGAGGGCAAGACCGTGAGCATCCTCGCGGACGGTGCCGTGATGCCGCAGAAGGTCGTGACGGCCGGGACGGTCGCTCTCCAGCGCGCATCGACCGTGGTGCATGTCGGCCTGCCCTACGACAGCGACCTCGAGACGCTGCCGATGACGCTCCAGATGGAGGCATTCGGGCAGGGCCGCGCCAAGAACATCAACGAGGCGTTCCTGCGCGTGTACCGCTCAAGCGGCATCTTCATCGGCCCAAGCCTTGACAACCTCGTGGAGGCCAAGCAGCGCACGACCGAGCCATACGGCAGCCCGCCGGCCCTGAAGACGGACGAGATCGGCGTGAAGCTGACGCCGTCCTGGCAGCAGGCCGGGCGGATCTTCGTGCGGCAGTCTGACCCGCTGCCCCTGACCATCGTCGGGCTGACGCTCGAGGTCGCCATCGGAGGATGACATGAATCTGACCCCGGCCCAGCAGTGGATGCTCAACATGCCGTACCAGACGCGGGAGGTCGGCACCATGCTGACCAGCGCCGCGCCGGCGGGCGGCACCTTCATGCAGGGCTTCGCCCCGGCCTTCGCCGAGGGCATGACCGTCGCCGGGCCGATTGTCTCGATCTTCGGGGCCGCGTCGAGCGCCATCGGGTCGTACTACGCCGCCGAGAGCCAGAAGAACGCCCTCAAGATGCAGGCGCAGAACCAGCGGTTTGCTGGCGAGATGGCCCGCATCAACCGGCAGGGCGCTGAGTTCACCGCCGCGCAGGTCGGCCGCGAGGGCGCCATGCGGGCCGGGATCATGGGAATGCGCGCCGGGCAGGCCCGGGCCGGCGCACGGGCGTCACTGGCCGCACGCGGGGCTGTCCTCGGCGCAGGCTCTGCACGCGAGATCATCGGCAGCATGGACCTGATGGCCGAGATCGACCGCCTGAGCATCAGCGCCGCCACCGTGCGCGAGCAGGAGGCCGCCCGCCTCGCCGCCACGAACCTCGGCGCGCAGGCCACGATGGCCGGGATCTCGGCCCGGAACCTCGAGGCGACCGCAGGAACGATCTACCCCGGCATGGCCCTCGGCACCAGCCTCCTCGGCAGCGCCACCGAGATCGGGTCCACGTGGGCCAGGAACCGACGCATCGAGGAATTGCTCTCCGGCGTGGGAACGCAGAGGATCTGACCAATGCCCACCGTACCGACCACGTTCGTCCCGCAGGTCGCGCCGCAGGCGCCGGGCGACATCGGCCAGTTCCAGGCGCCGGGCGTGCAGGCCGCCGAGAACCTCGCCGGGCCGCAGCTCGCCCGCTTTGGGCAGGCGATGACCGGGGCTGGCAACGCCGCCTTCCGGCTGGGTTCCGCGATCCAGGACGGTATCGACGATGCCACGACCAAGCAGGCCGACGTGATGGGCACGACGGCCATGCAGCGCGTGGCCGACCGCTTCCTCGGCACGGTCGGGCAGCAGTCCGAGCGCGACTTCGAGGCTGCGATGGGCGAGTTGTCGCAGGCCGGCGCGTCCGCGATGGACACCCTGAAGAACGACACGCAGCGGGCCATGTTCGCCCCGATCCTCGCCCGGAACATGGGGATGTTTCAGAGCCGGATGCAGCAGCACCGCAACGGCCAGGTGCGCGTCTGGAACACGAACGAGGCCATCGCACGCAGCGAGGTGAACGCCGACAACGCCATCTTCGCCTGGGCAAGCCGCAACGAGAAAGACGCCGCCGGGCGCCCGGTCGGGATGCTCCGGTACGCCGCCTACGCAGACACGGCCGTCGACGAGGCCCGCAAGGCCGGCGAGCTCATGGGCTACGCGCCGGACTCGGCGCAGATGAAACAGCTCGAGCAGAAGGTCCACGACCGGATGGCGAAGGGCATCGTGGATTCCATGCTCGTCAACGGCGAGTACGCCGCAGCCGACGAGTTCCTGTCCGACCCGGACACCAAGGAGATGCTCGACGCCAGGGCGGCGCAGGCGCTGCGCGAGAGCGTGATGACCAACCAGCAGCGCGCCGTCATCGGCGAACTCACGGCAAGCATCAAGGAAACGGGCACGCTGTACGCCAAGAGCGACCCTAAGACCTATGGGCAGGAAGCGACCGAGGGCGCCGAACCGCCGGCCACGCTGCGCGATGCGCTCGAGCGCGCCGAGTCAATCAAGGACGATGACGTCCGCAAGGCGGTGCAGTCGCAGCTCAGGACGCAGTACGCGCAGGACGAGGCGCTCAGGACGCAGGAATACCGCGCCCTGATCGACGCCTACGAGAACCACATGGCGGTGCCGGGCAACTCCATGTTCAACCTGCCGCCGGCGCTTGAGAGCCAGATGGCCGCACTGAGCCCGAAGGACCGACAGTCGTTCTACGCGCAGCAGCGCGAGTCTGACGAGATCGGCGTGCAGGAGGAGCTGGCGCGCAACCCGGCCATGCTCACCCGCGAGTGGCTCGAGCGCAACCGCACGAAGATGACGCCAGGCACCTACGTCAGGCTGCTGTCGGAGATGAACCAGCCCGAGAAGATCATCGAGGCACAGGTCGATGCGGATGACATCAACCGCCTGCTCGTAGACATGGGCATGGACAGGTACGTCAGCCCGAAGGAAGGCACGAAGGACAAGCAGGCGAGCCTCATCTTCAGAAACAACGTCAAGCAGATAATCGAGGTCGCGCAGCGCGAGCGCGGCGGAAAGATCAGCCCGGACGAAAAGCGCAACATCATCCGCAAGGCCATCACCGACGAGGCATACGTGGCCGTCAGGTTCTGGAGCGACCGCCGAGTCCCCGTCGCCATGATGACGCAGGAGGAGCTCGGGAAGGCGTACTACGACATCGGCGGGCAGGAAGTGCCCATCGCTCAGTACCGCATGGCTGAGCAACAGCTCGTCCGCGCCGGCATCGCGTCCCCGACAGAGGCGCAGATCCTTGAATACTGGACCCGGAAGGGCAAGCCGAAGTGATCGAGCCGGACATCAACGAGCGCATGGCACGATTCTCGCCCTCGCAGGTCCAGGACGATCTAGACCCGATTGCGTCCGAGATCGCGTCACGTGCGGCCATCCCGACCTCGCAGCCGACGATGGCAATGCCTGACGTCGACCCGGTGGCTGCGCAGATCGCGGAGAAGGACACGGAGTCGCTCGACGCCGCCGTGCTCGGCGCACGCGCCGTCAACCCGGACGAGGCCGCACGCGCCATCAAGGTCGGCAGGAAGGTCGGCATCCCGGCCGAGGTGGCCCGTGCCGACATGCAGCGGGCCGAGCAGCAGGCGTACCTATCCGACCTGCGCTCAAAGGACTTCCTCCGCACCGACCCGGTCATGGCGAATTTCCTCGCCAACAAGGAGTTCGCGGAGACGGCTCACGATGACATCGACGTGCTGGGGACGATCCGGCCGTTCATGCTGGACTACGTGCAGTTCTACGTGACCGGGATGACCCCGGGAATGCGGCGCGGATTCGAGCGTGGCCAGCTCGTTGCCGAGCGCGGCGAGATCGGCGGCAGGGCAATGGCTGGTCTGGCGCAGCCCGAGGACTTTGAGCGTGCGACCAAGATCCGCGACCGGATGCGCGAGCTGGTGGACGTCGGGTTCCTGGGCGCGACCACCGAGGTCATCGCACAGAACCTTGCACAGATCCGAGGGATCGGCACGTTCACGGTCGGCGGCGCGGCGGTCGGCAGCGCGATGCCCGTCCTCGGCACGATTGCCGGCGGCGCGCTCGGCGCGACCGCAGGCGTGGTCGCCACGACCGGGCAGATGGAGGCCGGGAACTTGTACCTCGACCTGCGCGAGGAAGGCGTCGAGGATGACGTTGCCATCCCGGTGTCCGTGGCGGGCGGGTTCCTGAACGGCGTGATCGAGGTGGTCGGCATGAAGATCGCCGCCAAGCCGTTCCAGGCGCTTGCCAAGCGCTTCATGGCCGAGGCGGTGTCCAAGGCCGTGGCGCAGCCCACGACCCGCGCTGCGCTCGCAGCGGCCGGGAAGGGCTACATCCTCCAGGTCGGGACCGAGGCCAGCGAGGAGGCGCTCCAAGAGGTGGTCATCATCGCCGGCGAGGAGATCGCCAAGGCGGCGTCCGGGATCGACAGCGAGACTGGCCTGCGGCAGGCCACCGAGCGCGTGGTGGACGCCTTCGTGCAGGGCGCGATGGGGTCGGCCATCCTGGGCGGCATCGGACCGGGCGCGAACCTGTACGTAGACCTGAGCCGTGCGGCCAACACCGAGCGGCAGCAGGTGTTCTTTGAGAAGCTTGCCACGGCCGGCAAGGACAGCAGGCTCGCCAAGCGCAGCCCGGAGGCATACGAGCGGTTCCTCGAGGCGCAGGCAAAGGACGGCCCCGCCGAGACGATCTACGTGGACGGGCGCACGGCACAAGAGCTGTTCGCGCAGAGCGGCCTGACGGCGGCGCAGCTCGAGGAGGTGCTGCCCGGGATCAAGGCGCAGGTGGACGAGGCGGTCGCCACGGGCGGGGACGTGACGATCCAGACGGCGCGGTTCGGGGCGCGGCTGGCGAACACGGACCTCGGGAACGCGCTGCTGCCGCACATGCGGCTCGACCCGGACGCGATGAGCCTGACCGAGGCGCAGGAGTTCCAGGCGCGGCGGCAGGAGATCGTGAAGGACGCCGAGCGCATCCTGACCGAGAAGGAGTCAGCGAGCGGCACCTTCGTGCAGGAGGCGCGTGAGATCGAGGACACGCTGGCGTCGCAGATCCAGGCGACCGGGCAGATGGACGAGCGTGCGGCGCGCTCGAGCGCGCAGTTCATGCGCGACTTCTACGTGACGCAGGCGGCGTCGATGGGGCTGACCCCGAAGCAGGTGTACGAGCGTTTCCCCGTCCGCGTCGAGGGCGAGGGCATGGCTGCGCCGGCAGCGCCGCTTGAGCAGTCTGCTCGTTCGCAATTGCAGACTCGCGCAAGTCAACTCGGCATCCCAGCAACGACAAGCAACGCCGCAATGCAGCGAGACATTGACATCCTGACACGCGACCCGAAGACATGGAGTCGCGAGGATTTCGATGCGGTGAAGAACCTGCTGGCGATTCATCAGGACGTTCGTCCCGGGGCTGCCGAACGTTCCGAAAGCATCATGCGCGAAGGGCTTCGGAGTGGGATGGTTGATTCCATTGCTGCAATGGAAGAAGGTCGGTGGACGTGGGCCGGCGAACTTGTCGGCGGCGAGGCATACGTGTTTCCGTATGGGACGCTGCGGTTCAGATCAAAGGATGATCCAAACCTTGCGGCAGGAAACATCCCGCTGTTCAAGATCACGCCGAAGCGCGGCCAGAACCTGTACGAGGCCATCAAGGAATCCGCGGTCCTGAATCTGGCAGGAATCCCCGTTGCTCCATCATCGCCGCTTGAGCAGGCCGCCACGCTCGACGCCGATTATCTTGCGGCGGTCGAGCGCGGCGACATGGCGACCGCGCAGCGGATGGTGGACGAGGCGGCGAGAGCAAGTGGACTTACAGAAATTGTGTGGAGAGGAGATCGGAACGCAGCGCAAATCACGGAATATCGACGTGGCGCACGACGTGAACCGGGAATCTTTACGACCACAAATCAAGACGTTGCCGACAAGTATGCGAACAAGGAAGGTGGCGCAAGACGTTTCTATGTTGGTGGACGAACGCTTGATTTGACTCAGCCAACACCCGAAGCAATAGCGTGGATTCGCAAATGGGCGGAAGATGGAGAATGGGATTTCGTTGATCGGTCTACTGGTGAATCTGTATCACCAGAGGATGCCGTATTGAGCGGACGGCTGTATGACTGGGAAGGAACATGGAGTGGCCGAAGATGGAAAGACATTCAGGAATCTGCCGCAGTAGATGGGTATGACATCGTCAAACTGCTTGACGAAGATAAAGATGCAGTAGAGGGCACATTTGTTTCAACTGTTGTCCTCAATGAGAACAAGATCAAACTCGCCGACCCCGTCACCCGCGACGATGCCGGCAACGTCGTGCCGCTGTCGCGCCGATTCGACATCACCAGCCCGAAGCTGTTTGAGCAGGCCGCAATGTCCACGCGGGTTCCGACCGCGGTGAAGCCAATCGAGGATGCGCTCAACGATGTGTTGCTCGCAGACTTCCCGGCGTTCCTGCGTGACGAGAAGTTCGTTGCGAAGAACCTTGCGAAGTTCAAGGAGTTGAACGCTCCGGTGCGAATCGACGAAAGCGCAACCGAGCAGCAGCAGCTTGAGCAGATCATCGAGCACATGAAGAGCAATCTTCTGTGGCTTCACGACGCGATGGATCCGGCAATCCGCGACCGCGCCAGGATGTGGTACGTCGGCGGAAGGAGGCTCGTTGATTGGCTGTCCGAGAGACACGGCATGTCTCCGATGCAGGCGGCGACAGTATTTGCGGTCTTGTCCCCGCAGAAGAACTGGTACGAGAACGTCGGACTTGGCATCAGGATCATCGACATCGTCGCGACCCAGAGTTCCGCAGCGATGGATGCGGAGATGCGGGACGCCTATCTGTCTTCGCTTCGCAAGGACGTCACGAAGAAGCAGGGCCAGCTTGACAAGCACGATGCCGCCAAGCCCAAGCGTGGCAAGAAGGCCGCCGAAGAATGGCAGAAGGAGCGAGATGAGATCGCCGCCCTGCTGGATGCTGCGTCCGCGAAGGTTGTCGAGGCTCAGAGAAACATCGATGCGATTGGTGATCGCACGCTGTCAAAGCTTCTCGAAGACCGTGACTTCTTCCTCGCGGCGATCATGGTGCGCTGGTTCGACCAGACGAAGAACGACCGAACGTACCCGGTGATCAGCCCGGAGGGTGGCGTTGGGTCGCCGATGTTGACCGATGCAGGAATCCCGGCAAGCATCAGGTACGGCAGTTACAACGAGGTCGCCAAGGCGATTGCAGCGTATGTCGATGGCCGCGCCGAGAACGTGCACTTCCTGATCGGCGCAGAGCACAAAGTCAGGAATTTCTACAACAACCTGTTCAACCCAGCGGACCCACGGTTCGCGACGATTGACACGCACGCAATCGCCGCCGCCTATCTGATGCCGCTTGCCGGCACAGACAAACTCGTGGCGCACGGCCTGGGCGGTGGTGTCGGAAACGCGATGTTCGGGCTCGGTGGCGGATATGCGGTCTTCTATGAGGCATATCGCCGCGCCGCCGAGGCTCGTGGGATTGAGCCGCGTGAGATGCAGTCGATCACCTGGGAGGCGATTCGCGGGATGTTCGAAGCTGCGATGAAGGGCGGCCTGAAAGCCCCGGTAGCCGCGACATGGAAGCGGTATGTCGACGGCGAGATCGGAATAGACGAGGCGCGTGCAGACGTCATGCAGCGTGCCGGCGGGATCACAATGCCGTCATGGGTGGCGCTTCCGACCGACATGCAGCCTGGAGCCGGATATGAGGGCGTATCACGCACTGCGGCGGATGCCCAGGCAAAGCGATTCGTCGCGCAGCCAACGGCCGCGTCCGTCATGTTTGAGGTGGCGCCAGATCCGGCAAACACGGAACTCGTCAGTCGTTGGGAGTCCTTGACTCCGCAGCTCCGGCAAGAGATCAGCGTCCGCGTTGCCGAAGACATCATCCCGAACATCACGCAGGAGTTCGGAATTGCGGCAGACATGGTCATGCAGGTCGGCGGCTGGGAGGGGAGCACCAACGTTGGTTTCGCACTGAAGATGCCGCCTGGCCCGCTGGTGCGCCAAGTCGCCCAAGCAGTCGGCCAAGCGCTGTCGCAGCAGGCGGTGTTCACGCTGTCGGCCAGCGAGTTCCAGGGATCCGAGGCCGCCGACATTGTCGTGCTGCGCCTCCAACCCGGAACGACCGTCGAAGACATTGGAAACCTGTACGAAACCAAGTTGTTCCCGCTTGGCATTCAGGGGCACGCCACGGTTGAAGACTCGATGATTATTAGTCTCAACCCCGGGGTCGATGGCGCTGTACTTGCGCGTACAATCTCGGATGCCCTTGCTGGCGATGGCCGCGTTGTTGAAATCACGCACGACACTGGATGGAGGTCACTCGATGAAACCCGGATCCCAGACGAAGCCGCCCGTGCGGCAGATGAAGGGCGGCGAGCTCAAGGCGCTCCTGGGCGACGGCGTGTTGATGCTTACCGCCGCGAAGCCACGCGCCTCGTTGCCCAGTACCTCGAAGAAGCAGGACGATACGAGCAGGCCGCAGTAGGCCCCGCCCGCGGCGGCTTCGACCCGCGCCGGCTGACCACGATCCTCAACAAGACCGCCGACCTTTCGACGTTCCTGCACGAGTCGGCGCACGCATTCCTCACGTTCTACGAGCAGGTCGCGCAGATGCCGGATGCCCCGGCGCGCATCGTCAACGACCTGGACGAAGTGCTCCGCTGGGCAGGCATCGCCGGCGACACGCCGCAGGCGCGCCTCGCCACGTGGAACGGCATGACGCTCGACCAGAAGCGCAAGGCGCACGAGCAGTTCGCCTACTCGTTCGAGGTCTACCTGTTCGAGGGCAAGGCACCGAGCGCCGAGATGCAGGGGTTGTTCGAGCGGTTCAGCGCGTGGCTCAAGCGCGTCTACCGTTCGATCCGCGATGACCTGAACGCGATTTACCGCCGGGAGTTCGGGGAAGACCTGCCGATCCTGACCGGGGAGGTGCGCCAGGTGATGGACCGGATGCTCGCCACGGACGAGCAGATCGCACGGCAGGCGGCCATCAACGAGATGAAGCCGATGTTCCAGACGCAGGCCGAGAGCGGCATGTCGGACGCAGAGTGGGCCGCGTACCAGCAGATGCAGCAGGAGGCCATCGAGGCGTCGGTCATCGACATGAACGTCGCCAGCATGCGGCAGATGCAGTGGCTCGGGAACGCACGCAGCCGCGTCCTGCGCGAGGTGCAGAAGAAGCACGACGCCAGGCGCAAGGAAGTCGCCGTCGAGATCGCCGCCGAGGTCAAGGTCGAGCCCGTCTACCGTGCGATGACCTACCTCCGCACCGGGAAGTTCATCGATGCCGATGGGGCTGAGGTTGCCATCGATGGCCCGCACCGCCTAGACACCAAGCGCGTCAAGAAGCTCTACGAGACGGTCCCGACCGCCGCCTCGCTCAAGGCCGTGCGTGCGACCGGGATGCCGATGCCGGCGGTGATCGCCCCGGACATCGCCAAGCTCGGGACGGGCAAGAACGGCATGATGGGCGTGGATGGGCTCGACCCGGATTTGGTGGCCGAGACGTTCGGCTACTCGAGCGGCGACGAGATGATCCGCGCCCTGATCGCGGCGCGGCCCATGAAGGAGATCGTGGCCGAGCGGACGGACGCCGAGATGCTCAGGCGGTTCGGGGACATGACGAGCCCGGAGGCCATCGAGGTTGAGGTGCAGGCGGCGCTCCACAACGAGGCCAGGGCGCGGTTCGTGGCCGTCGAGCTGCGCTACCTGTCCAAGGCGACCGAGCCTGCCCGGGTGATGGTCGACGCGGCCAAGCAGGTCGCCCGCGACCTGATCGCCGGCAAGCGGGTCCGGGACGTGCGCCCGAGCGACTTCGTGGCCGCCGAGGCCCGTGCCGCCCGGGACGCCTCCCGCATCGGGTCGCCCGTGGACGCCGTGGCCGTTGGTCGCGCCGCCTATACCCGGATCTACAACGAGCGGATCGCGGCGGGGGCCGACGAGGCGACCGCCGTGGCCGAGGCCACCACGGCCAGCGTGGAGGCCGCCAGGATGGCTCAGGAGCGCACGGAGGAGATCAAGGCGCGCTACGGGGCCGACCCGGAGCAGGCCCGCATACGGGCAAAGCGCGCCCAGCTCTACCAGAACCAGCTCGCCGCCGAGGCGCTCCGGGTCAAGGCCGAGGTGGACAAGCAGGTCAAGTACCTGCGGCGGGTGCTCAGGGACGAGAACGTCAAGCGCATGGGGGCGCAGGCGGCTGACCAGGTCGCCGGGCTCCTCGACCGCTTCGAGGTGGCCGCCGTCAGCCTGAAGCGCCTGGACGAGCGCAAGGCGCTGACCGACTGGCTGGCCGAGCAGGAGGCCGCCGGGCTGGTGCCTGACATCGCCCCGGAGATCGCCAACGAAGCCCGCCGCGTCAACTACCGCGAGATGAAGGTCAGCGAGTTCCGCGACCTGGTGGACGCGGTGAAGCAAATTGAGCACGTTGGCAAAAACGAGCGGAATATGCGTCTGGCCGAGGAGCGTGCCGCGTTTGAGGAAGTGCGCGACAACGCGGTCACGCGCATCCGTGCCTCCGGCAAGGTCCGCGGCCTGAGCCTTGATCCGCGCACGCCCCTGACCGGGATCGGCCGCGCCGCCGCGTTCCTGCGCGGGTTCGCCGCCCAGCACCTGAAGGCGGCGTCCATCGTTCGCGTCCTCGACGGCGGCAAGGAAGACGGCCCGCTTTGGAACGCCATCATCCGCACGGCGAATGAAGCGGCTGACTTTGAGACGCGACGGCGTGCTGAATCATCGTTGAAGTTTGGCGAGATCCTGAAGCCCGTGTTTGCGCTCGGCGGAATGGGTGGCAAGGGGATGTACTTCCCGTCCATCGGGCGCAGCCTGAACCGGGAGGCCCGAGTCGCCATCGCCTCAAATATGGGAAACGACGGCAACCGCCAGCGCCTGCTCGACGGCGAGGGATGGACGCTCGAGCAGGTCCAGCCCGTGCTCGAGAGCCTGACCGAGGCCGAGTGGCAGGCCGTGCAGCAGATGTGGGATTTCGTCGATAGTTACCGCCCGGAGATCGCCGCCAAGGAGCGCAGGCTCTACGGCAAGGAGCCGGAGTGGGTCACGCCCGTCCCGTTCACCGTCCGCACGTCGGACGGCAAGGAGGTCAGCCTCCAGGGCGGCTACTACCCGATCAAGTACGACCCCGTGGCATCCGACCGCGTGGCGACCGTGGACGCCGCGGAGGAGGCCAAGCGCGACCTCCAGGGCGCGTATACGGCAGCCACCACGCGGCGGTCGTTCGTCAAGGCACGCGCCAAGGAAGTCGTGGACAGGCCGATCCTGTACACGCTCGACGCCGCATTCAGCGGGGTGAACGACGTGATCCACGACCTGGCGTGGCACGAATGGCTCATCTCAACGAACCGCCTGCTGCGCGACGTCAAGTTCGCCAACGCCGTGCGCGAGACTCGCGGTCCTGAGTTCCTGAAGAACCTGCGCGACTGGACGAAGGACAACGCGACCGGGGGCCGCGGGCAGCAGGTCGCGGGAGAGGCGGCTGTTTCATGGATCAGGCAAGGCATCAGTGCATCGCGCCTTGGTTTCAACATCAACAGCGCGGCACTCCAGATCCTCGGCTTCAATCAGAGCATCGTGCGAGTTGGAGCGAAGTACATCGGGCAGGGCATCACGCAGTTCGTGACCAGCCCGTTCGACTCGGCGAAGATGGTGGCCGACAAGAGCCAGTTCATGGCCGAGCGCGGCCGAACGCAGTTCCGCGAGATCAACGAGATCAAGAACCGTGTACGCGGACAGACAGAGATTTCGCGGCGGGTGTTCGCTGGCACCTATTTCCTGATGATGAACATGCAGCGGTCGGTGGACATCCCGACCTGGCTCGGCGCGTACCAAAAGGCGCTTGATGCCGGAAAGTACGATGCTGTTGCCGTATCCATCGCCGATCAGTCTGTGCGTGATGCTCAGGGCAGTGGCCTCGTTTCTGACCTTTCGGCCGTCGAGCGCGGAGGCCCATATACGAAGCTGTTCACGGTGTTCTATTCGTACATGAACACGGTCTACAACATGGCCGCCGTGCAGACGATGACGGCACGCAGCAAGGGCAAGCTGGCCGCCGACTACGCGATGCTTTTCGTGGTCCCGGTCGTATTTGGCTATGCGCTCAAGAGCCTGCTTCAGCCGAACACGGATGACGAGGAATTCGATCCCGAGGCACTGGCACGCAAGCTCGCCGCCGAGGAGCTGTCGTACATGATGGGCACGATGGTGATCGCCCGCGAGTTTGGCGGTGCAGCGCAGCTCCTGACGGGCGCGGAGGGCGTGCGGATGGGTTACGGTGGCCCCGCTGGCTTGGCGGCAATTGGAGACGTGTACACCCTATCCGCTCAGGCTGGGCAACTTGAGTTCGACCGCGCCTTCCGCCGTGCGGCGGTCAACACGCTCGGCGCGTTCACCGGGCTGCCGGCGGCGCAGATCAACCGCACCATCGACGGGATCGAGGCGGTGGTCGAGGGCGAGGTCGAGGGCGTCGGCGCGGTGGTCGCGCCGTTCACCGGAGTGCAGCGTTAGTACCCGTAACCGTACCCGTGATTCATAGGCTGAACCAAGAGGCGATGCATCCATGACCATCAGCAGCACGACGAGAATCGCCGGCCCGTTCGTTGGCAACGGGACCGCCTCTGCCTTCCCC